GTATATATTTGTTTTTAATTCATTAATATCTTTTGCAAATTCTTTTGATGGTAAATATTTATTTTCTACTAAATTACCTTTATAACTATTAACTCTTTCATTTAAACTACCTAAGTATTTATCATGAACTTTTATTTTAGCTGCCATAACATCTGGACTATCTGTTACTGATAAAAGAACTGGTCCTAATTCTTTAACCTCTGCTGGTCCCACTTGTGCACCTCTAGTAGCTTTAATAAAGTTTTTATTATAAAGTTCTACATTAGCTTCAAATCCAGCAAATTCTTTAGCACCTAATCCTGTTTGTTTCCAATAACTTTGAATAGTACCAACTATTGGTCCTGTAGGTTTTCCTAATTTGTTAAATGTTATACTAATATCTTTTAATTGATCTAAAGCTTGATCTTTATCTGCTTGTTTTTGTAGTTCGTCTGCTGAAGGTTTTTCTTTAATAGTAATATCATTAGTTCTAACTACTTTACCATCTCCCAATACTTTAATTTTTTCTTGGGCAAAAGTTCCTTGAGGTAAACGTTTAGCTGCTAATTCTTGAGGAGTTAATGTATGAAAATATTCATAAGAATTTTCATTTGTTGCTTTTTGTAGTTTAGCTAATTCAGATAATCTTTCATTTTCTAATTTTTTAATTTGCATAGATGTTTCTGCAACTTTGGGTAAAGCCATACCCACATTAGAAGCAACTGCTCCTAGTTGAGATTGCCCAGGCATTCTAGTTCCAGTTAATAAACTAGATGCTATAGGAGCAAGTAAAAGAGCTCTTCTTTCCCCTTCAGAATAAACACTACCTAATTCTGGAGATTCTTTAATAGCTGTTTTTACTGGACTAGTTGGAGCTGGAATTATAGAAGGACTTTCCTTTGTTATTTTAGGTGTAATTACATTAGGTTCTTGTTTATTAGTTGAGGATGTAGTTTTATTTAAATCTAAAGTATCTTTTGTATAATCTTCTTTAGAGATGTATATAGGTTTATTATAATTAAAGTCCATTGCTAAAGATGTTCCAGCATAAGGATCTTCTATATCTACACCTCCGCCTTCATAAAAACGTTTAGCTCTTAAAGAAGCAAGTCCACCATCTTTAAAACGTGCTATGTTTTTACTTACTGATTGTAAGTATATGTTTTTAAATAATGTTCTAGTTAATACTTTATCCATTATGCAGTAGCCTTAGGTTGTAATGCTTGATACGTAGCATACGCTCCTAAACCACTACCTAAAGATTGAGCTAAAGGACTTGTTGTTGGAGCCGTTGCAGCTGTAATTCCTGAAGTTGATTTAGGACCTGCAGCATATACGTTTGATAAAAATTCTACTCTTTGTAAAGGTTCAGTAGCTTTTTGTAATGCAGACTGTCTTTCAGCATCTAATGCTTGTTGTGTAAGTTGTCTTTGTAGTCCACCACCAGCCATTAATTGATTAATATCAGCTTGTGACATAGCTTGTTGTTGAACACCAAGTTGTCCTAATTGTTGTCCAGCTTGTAAACCAATTTGTTGTTGTTGAGTAGCTGCTCCTAGTGCAGTATTAAATCCAGTTTGTTGAGCTTGTCCAATAGAGGCTAATCTTCCTCTTTCCATCTCAGCTCTTTGAACTCCTTCTCTGCCACCACCGAATGCACCAGCTTGAACAGCTTGTCCAGCCAATTGATTTTGTGCCATTGCAGCTTGTCTATTAATTTCATCTAATACATATGATTGATATGGATTATAAAATTGAGAAATATTTGGTCCTTGTTGTGCTTGTAGTATAGATCCAATACCAGCTTGAGTAGTTGGAGCACCTACACCAGTTGTTCCAGCTTGTCCGATTCCTTGTTGTTCTAATCCTGAAAGACCAGCAATTCTAACGTCTGGTACATTTGCATATAATGGTTTTTCAGCAGCACTACGTGCTATATCCATTAATTCAATTTTACGTTCTTCAATACCTGGAGCTTCTCTAACAAATTGAGTAGTTGTATCTGGTGCAGCTTGTTGTGATCCGCCTCCACCGCCTCCAAGATATTGTCTTAATCCTGTTTCTTCATTAATTGTTCCTGCACCACCGTGCATTTTAAGAAGCCTAGCTTCAAATTCATTAATATGAGCAAGTTCAGTATCTCCTTCAATACCTTTACCAGAAATTTCTTTGTAAAGTATTTTAAATAAATCTATCTTTTCTTTTAATGTAATATTTTTTAAATCAATCATAGTGCTTTTTCTAACTGTACATGTGTTTTTACAAATCCTTTATGTTTAAGAATTTTTTCCCAACCTGGTCTTGTAAATATCTCCATCTTTTTACATCCTAATGATCTTGCCCAGTTAACTACATTATCCATAAAATCTACCCAACTTCTATAATCTGTTCCTGTTGTTATTTTACAGTCACAGACTTTGTATTTAGGATACTGTCTTATTTCAGTAACACAAACACATTTAATCTTTTTATCTTTACCATCAAATGCTACCCATAATTGCATAGTTCCTTTTTCTAACCATACTTTTACGTCTTCAGCATCTGCAAAAGACCCTGCTCTATCACAAGCTTTTTGTATTAGATCTTTAACTAAGACCCATACACCAGCAACTTCGTCTTGTTTAAATACTATTAAGTCTAATTTACTTTTAGTATTTTTGGTATTAATAGGTAATACCGACACATTATCAATGTGCTGTTGCTTTTCTGCTTGCATCTAATAAATCATAAATTCTTTTAAAACGTTTTTGTTGTTCGTAAAAGAATTCTGCTCCTAGTTTTCTCATTTCTTTAGCATTCTTAGGACTAGCTCCTGCTAATATACCAGCTCCTAAAACACCATCAGTTCTTGTAACAAATTCTCCGTCTGCTAATTGAGCTAACATTGTATCTTCTTCTTTATCTCCATTACCAGCACCATCTTCTACATAACCATTAACTCTCATATAATTATCTTCATTGTCTTCATCAGTTATTGTTTTTGATGGTAAATAATTAACTCCGCCATCTTTAAAATGATTTAAAGTAGCAAGTCCACCTTGTTGTAAAGTAATTGTTTCTCTTCTGTAAGGACCAAATTTACTTCCACTTTGTACATCTGCTCTTTCTTCTGGTATATAGCCTTGTTGTGGTAATTCTACTGTTTGTCCTGTTTTAGGATCTTGTGTATAAAATTTTCTTGCTCTATATAAATCTGGATAGTTTGCATTATATGTAAACATACTTCTTTCATACGGTTCTCTTTCAAAAGCACCTGATAAATAACTTAATGCAGGTAATCCAAATAAAGCCGCCTTACCAATATCTAATTCTTTTTCTCCTGGAACTCCGCCTTTAACTTGTTTTTCAAATGCATAACTATATGCATCTTTCGCTTTTTGTGTGGCTGTATCCAAAAAAGATTTTTCTTGTGGGGGTGTTTCTAAAGTTATAGGAGTTTTTCCTAAAGTTGTTCCTGAAAGATCTTGCATTGATACTGATGGTGTTGCTGATAATGTTTGTAATTGATTAAATCCTAAACCACCTTCGGTACCTGTAGGCATTCCAGCGTATGGATTAAATGCTCCTAGACCAGCTTGTGTTCCACCTTCTAGTGCTGCTTGTGTTGCAGCTTGTGTTGCTGCGTCTGTAACAGCGTTAGTTCCTAAATTTTGTAATGCTGCGATTCCACCTTGATTAGTAAGAGCTGATAATCCAGCTTGAGTTCCACCTTCTATTGCAGCCGCAGGTGCTGCACTCATTAAACTTCCAATACCTGTTCCTAAATTGTATCCACCGTATGCTCCAATAGCTGTGCCTAATATTCTACCTAATCCGCTAGCACCAGCTTTCTTAGAACTTTTATAACCTTGATATCCCCCATATATGGCGAGGGCAATTGTTAATGGATCCATATATAATAAAATAGTTAACTAATTAACCATTTTAACGAATTTATTAGCTCTTAGCAATATCAGAGCTGTTAGGATCTATATCACTATTGATTGTTTTTCCTTCTATTTCAGTAGAAGTTTCTGTTCTTTTAAATTCATCTAAAAGTCTACCTGTATAACTGTATTCTCCATGATGGGATATGTATTCATCTACTAATGCATACATCTTAATACCTACATGTTTACATAGTTTACAGAAATAAAAATCTTCACCTGTATAAGTTTTATCGTCTTTATTCCAATAAGTATCAAAAAAGTTATACATATGATTTCTTTTAACTAATTTACCATCAATTAAAGTATGTTGATTAATAGTAAATTCTGGATATTCTTTTATAAGTTTTTCAATTACTTCTTTCTTAATTAACATACATCCAGCGGGACCTCTTTCTACTTCTATAAAGCCATTTACAACTTTAACATTAGTAGGATCTGGAACAGACATTGTATATTGATTACCTAATAAATGTGGACTTAAAGTTTCCCCAGCTAATATTCTTGCTTTAACTTTATCATGATCTGTTCCTTTAATAGGATATGGGACAAGACAAATTTCTTTGTCATAATTAATCATCCTTTCAATCATTTTAAAATTAAAAGATATATCAGAATCTATAAATAACATATGTGTACAGTCCGATTCCATAAACCCCGATACACATAATTGTCTTCCTTGTGTTACTAAACTACTTTTCATAACTTGAAACATTACAGCTATCTTTCTAACAAAACATTCCTTTTGAAATTCTAGACAAGCTTTAAAATAATGAATTGATACATCTGAATGAACAGGTGTTGCTACAAATATACGATACGGTTGTTTATATCCCATTTAAAAAATTCTCCCAATAAGTCTTTATTACATTCCAATGATAAAATTGTCTATAGTACTGTTGTTGAAATTTCATTTTATTTTCATCTGGATTACTTAATATAGAAGGTAATTGATCTATAACTGAAGTAAATTGAGTAGCTAATAACTTTTTACTATTTTGATGAGGAATGTATATTGGAAATTCAGCACATGTTTCGTATAAAGCACCGAGGTCCGTGGTCACTACAACAAGACCCGCTGCTAACGATTCCATAGCCGCTACACAAAAAGTTTCTTCAAATGTAGATGGATGAACATAAGCATCATAGGTATGAAGTATCTTCATTAATTCTTTATGATTTAAATATCCTTTATAATTTACATTCTTCATTGATTTTGCTTTATCATATAGAGCAGTAAATTTATCATCATTATATTTTTTAAAATTATCTCCATAGATCTCAGTACTTGAATAAACATCTAATTCTATTTTATCTGTTTTAAGCTGTTCCATAGCATCTAGGAGCACGTCTAATCCTCTCCATGGTGTTGAGGTATATATTAACTTTATTTTATCTTTAGGTTTAAAATCTGTTCTAATAATTAAATCATCATCAAATCCATTTTTAATAACAGAACATAACTCCGTTGGTATACTAAAAAAGTATCTATATTTTTCATAAGTCCAGTGAGAGTTAAATACATAGTAATCATATTTTCCATGATTTAATTTGTTTTGAAACCAAGGCATTAAGTTTGCTTGATCATAACTATTATGTACCCAAAGTATATTAGGTTTATCAATTACTAATTTATCTTTTTCTGGAATAGAGGTTGTTATTTGAACTTTATTAAGAAGGTTTTTAGATACGTACTTATTTAGATACTCTAATTGGATTTCAGTTCCGCCGTATGGATTCATTACTTGGTTTTACCAAATACTGTCAAAGATGCAACTGTTATTTTAAGATCTTGTTGTAAATCTTCTGCTTTTGTAGGTGTATTAGGATTTGCTACATCAGCATGGAACTCTTCTAAATTAGAATAAATTTGACCAGTAGATTTATTTTTAATTATTTCTTCAGCTGTTGCTGGTAGTACTGGAACTTCTTCTCCGTCTATGATTACTGTTTTTTGTGTCATCAATTAAATCCCATTGGGCATTTTGCTTTAACTTCTTGTTTACTTTCTACAGGTTTATTTCTACCAAGTCTATAACCCATAAAAAAAGCAAAAACTATAAATAGTAATACAAGTAATGTATGCCAAATATAAAACATAAAATTTAATATATACTATTAACGTCTACCTTGTCCACGATATTCTTTTCTATCATTTCTTTTATTTGGACTTTTTGAATGTCTTCCTGGTCTTTTTTTATTAGTATGTTTAATAAAAGCACCAGACCCATTACTTACTTTTCTAGCCATTAACCGTTTTGATCGTTTCTATTCATTTCTAATATAGATAATACGGCAGATATAGCATTCGTATCATTAGTTTGCAATAGTATAACATCACTTTCTTCTAATATAATAGGACCATTTGCAAGATTACAAATAGTAGGGCCAGATATACTAGCGTAAGCGATTTGATAAGTAGTAGATGCTGAAGAATCAGTAACAGATGCTTTTAATATTTTAGATCCAGATTCATTTGTAACTTGAATGTTTTGTATAATTGCTCTTGAGTTAGCAGGACAAGTATATACTGTAACAGTATTAGTACTTGTTGGATCATAGAATGCGTTTTTATAATAATTAGCCATAGTATTATTGTGTTAAATCATAAAAAGTTAAAAGTCCAATTCCACCACCATTACCAGAAAGTGTTTTAACACAAAGTGAATAAACGTCACTAGTTAATGTAAGAGATGCACCTAATTGTAAATCCCAATTAAAAGAAGCATTAACTCCAGATAAAGCAGATCTTCCTGATTTAGAAGTTACAAACTCACTATATACTAAAGTACCACTTGTTGTAGCAGTTGCGTTTATATCAAATTCAACATTAGCGTCGGATGCTGTAGCTGAATAAGAAGCTCCTGATAAAGTAGGATTTTTAAATAAAGATACTTGATAGTTATCAGTAGTTGTTGGTAAAAAATTTACATTATAAGGAATAACTACAGCTCCTAATGCTGTAGACGTAAGTCTAATAGACACTAAAGGTTTATAAGTCGTTGTTAAATAAGAAGCCGTCGTTGTAGTTGTCATCGCTGCAACATGTTCTATTGAAGTTTGTTCATAACCACCCTCTAATATAACTGAAGAACAAATTTGTTTTAAAGTAGAAGTTGTTGTAGTTGCCCCTGTATTTGTTATTTCATATCTTACAGGTAATATTGCAGTTGTCATATAAACAGAATTTCCATAAAAGTTTGAATTTTGATAAGTGTGACAAACTATGTATTGCCCATTAATAATAAATCCACATCTAATATTACCAACACCTAACCATTCAAAATCCATCCATAGTATTTGAGGATAACTTAAATTTAATGTTAAACCACTTGCTCCAGTTCCATCTAATTTATCACCATTCCAAGCAGATTGTTCAACTCTTCTTGTTGTATTATCTACAGAACCACCAACATAAGTTCTAAGTACAAAAGCTTTAAGAGCAGAGGTAGTTGTTCCAGCTCCTGATGTTTCAAAATATACTCCATTTTGAGTTCCAAAATATCCAATACGTTGTCTTAAATTTGCAGTAGGAGTTGCAGCTTTAAATGTCGCAAGAACTAATAATCCTTTACCAGGCTGATAAGGAAATGATCTAAAAGTTTGTCTAACTACCTCAGCTCCAGAAGTTGTATCATTTATCATTGCAACAGAGGCTTCATTAACTAAAAGACTGGTACTTCCACCTGTTATAGTTGCAGTATCAAATTGATTATCTATTGCGTATCTATTTTGTGAATCAAATATAGTATAAGGCTGAGATACTCTTAATCTCCCGAATGCATCAGTATTAGTTCCACCTATTGCAACATAGGACGGATTACTTGGACCTGAATTTACATTATCACAGCTCATTAACAACCATACCTTACATTATACCAAGTAAATCTTTCTTGAGCTTGTAATTGTTCTTCTAAAAAAGAAGTATTAAGTTGTGCTCTAAGTGTAGCAAGAGCCTGTAGAATTTGTCTCTGATTATCTGGAGAAAACTCATCTGTAGGTTCTGGTATAAAATAATCTATTTTTGCCATATTAACTTTGTGGTGTACTTCCTGCTCTTCCGTCTGGTTGTATATCTACTCTAAATATTCCGTATCTCCAGTTATCGTCTATTGCGTCGTTTTCTATTTTAATACTTGCTAATCTTGCTCTAGCACGAGTATCTACCTTATCAGTAGATGTAGTAATAGTAAATGGACCAATATAAGTTTCTCCTTTAGCAACCGTAGTATCAGCTGGATAGGATCTTAAATACAATGTTACATCAACTGTTCCTTCTAAATTTTTAAAGTCAGGTATAAATCTTCTAACTGACAAGAAGTATTCTCCATCTCCTTCCACATCTAAATCAAAGTCTCCTGATCTAACATAAGCAGATACTGCTAAACTAGTCGTATTATTAGTTGTTAAATTTAACACTTCATTTTTACCTTTATCCTGTGCAAAATAATATGAAGCTCCTAAACTTACTCCATTAATTGTAGGAACTGTTGGAGTTGCTGCTGCATCATATTCAGTTGCATATGGAAACTTAAATACTTTAGAATCTTCCCAAGTAGTTCTAGCTAATGAACCTGTTGTCCAAACCATATCTGCATAATTAACAGTAGTTACTCTATCAATTTGAGTTGATCCAGCTTTAGGATAGAACCAACTTATTTCAGTAAACAGTGTATTTAATCCAGCATAAATAATATCTCCAGCTGAATAATTAATTCCTAAATTATCAGTACCTTTAGTAGTAAATACAAAATCTTCAACTAAAGAATCTACATCTTTAACTGTACCATCATACATATTAAATCCACCAGAATCCCCCATCCACCAAACAGCTCCGTTAACGAATGCTATAGCGTGCTGACCAATACATCCACAATTAGATCCTACTTTTCTAATACTAAATGTATAAGGAGATCCAACAAATTGAATACTATACGCTGCAGTATCTGTTAAAACTAAAATATAATCTTTTGCTCTTACAGCACCAACAATAGTCGTACCATCATCTAATCTAAATGTACCTGCCGTATTTGTAGATGTTGGTTCATATACTTCAATATCTTCTTGATCTGAAAATCTTATAAACATTGGATCTTGAGTTGAAGGACTTCCAATAGTAGTCTCTGTTCCTAAATGTAATAAATGTCTATCTCTATCAGAAACTATTGTCAAAATAGAAGCTGTTGGATTATTTGGAACTAATGTAGCTCTAGTATTAACTCCAGTTCCAGCACTAGGATTCCATTTAAAAGTATTATTATTTTTTATAGTGGCTATTAAATCTTCACCAAAATTATCTAATGACCAATTTCCTGCTGCTATATCTGTATTAGATATTGTTCTAGGAGTTCCCCACGTAGATAAACTCCATGTTCCAGCTCCCCAACCATATGCTAATGTTGTAGTAATAGGTCCAACAAGATAATAAGGTGTTAAACCTAATGTTCCTCCAGTAGTTACTCCAGTTCCAGTTTCTGAAGTTGCCATAGTAATAGTAAAAGTATTTAAATTAGGTACAGTAACAACTTCAAATGTATTTGTTGTAAAACTTGCTGATGTATATCCAGTTGTAGTAGGTCCTGGAGTCGTGGCACTTGTAAATTTAATTAACTCTCCAACTAATAACCCATGTGAGTTTTTATTAACTGTAACTGTTGCTGATCCCGTTATAGAAGTATATGTACAAGAAGCTAACGCTCTTGTTGAATCAAGTGGCGTAATGTCATAAATATCATCACCATCATATACATAAAGACATTTATTAGTTCCAAGAGCTGCGTATCGTCTACCAGTTAAATCGGTCCACGACCATTGAGCTCTAACTGCTCCTACCATTAGTTTAGATGTAATCTGTTCCCAACCACCTATTTTTTCAGGAGATCCATAACGGAAACGTACATTATCCCCATCAATCCACTCTCCTTCTGCTTGTGAAGCGGTGGCTTGTTTATTAAATCCTGATTTTAATGCTATCTTTTTTAATGGCATATTTATGGTTATTATACCACCAATTGAATATATCTAAAAGATTATAGATATTTTTAATGGCATAAAGGTTCTTATACCCCATATCTATATAATTAACAATAAAGAGTTATTTGCTGTGGTTTAAAATTTGTTTAGGAAAAGCTTGTATATTAAAATGTATAAATCTAAAAGGTTCAATTCCATGATCTACTACAAATTCATGTTGTAGATATGAATTAAAAAAAACAAAAGCACCTGGTTTTGGTTTAAAATTAATTGAAGAAGAAGCTAGTGTAATTTGAGATTGATTTTTCTCAGGAAGTAGATTCATCATTCGTCCTGATCTTGGATCATGAAAAACAGGGTAAGAAGTTTTATCTGAACATTTTAAAAAATAAAAACCCGATATATGACCATTCCAATGAATATGTGGAGAATGATTTCCACCTCCTAAACTTGGAAATTCTTGAACCCATAGTTCAGTAGTAGCTAAAGAATAATCTGTTAGATCAAATCCCTGGTTATTTAATATATCAAAAGCATTACTATTTATGTAATTTAAAAATTCCTCAAAATTAATATCTTTAATTAAAGATTCTGAATGATGAACTGTTACAAAATCTTTTTCATTTAATAATTTATTTTTTTCTTTTGCTTTTAATATGTGAATATTAGATGCTGCATTTAATTTTTCTACCCATTCTTTTTTTTCACTAAAGTAAATAGGTGTATTAAAAATATAATTTTCAGTTAAACTCATTCTCCATTAATTTTTGTTTCATTAAAAGTTAATTTATTTTGCACATCTTCATTAAATTTTAATTGCCAATCCATAACCATTTTAACTAAATTATTACCAAAATGTTTTAAATTTTCATCAGATAAATGTATTTTTCCTTTTTTTAAAATAATCCATCTTTCTCTTATAGAAAATTCTATATCACAAGACCCGTTTTCATATTGTTTAAATTTCATTTTTATTAATCCATTTAATGTTAGAAAAATCAGACCATTTTTTTACTTCATTCATATTAAATGCTATTGTAATTCTTTCTATTTCTTTTGTTATTTTTTTAACACTATGATTTAACATAGGATGAAATAAAATATATTTTCCTATTTCTTCTTCAATTAATAAATCATATTCTTTAAAATATGTTCCAGGTCCACCCTCAGTTAAATATAATATACCACAAAAAGCAGAAGTACTTGCATGATCATGTTCTGTAACTTCTTCTCCTATTTTGCATAAATTTCCCCATGCTTCTTGAATTAAAAAATCATTATTATATATAATTTTTATATTTGGTTGAATAATTTTTAAAAAATTTAAAAAATCATTATTTTGCACTAAACTAAAAAAACCAGTAAAATGTCCTTTAACATTTGTTTTATAACTTAATTCGTTATCTTTATTATTTTTTACAAAATATGTTAAATTATCAATAATATCCTTATCCTTTATTTTACCTGTTAAAATAAAAGTTTCTTTTAATACTTCTTTAACTTGTAATTCAAAATTCATATAAGAGCACCCACCATTATTTTTTTATTTAAAAAAGAAGGCATAGCATAATGAAATATTTTAGCATCAAAAAATACTATTTTTCCTTTTTCAGGATTAATTTTAATTTCTTTATTATCTAATTTAAATACAGTGTCTCCATCCGAATCATTTAAATATAATATAAAAGAATCGTTTTCTGTTTTTTCATGATTATGTTCTTTTTGAAAACCACCATTAAAATATTCAATAAAATGAATATGTTTTATTATTTTTAATAAGTTATAATTATTAATTATTTTTAATTTAATTTCTTCTGTAAAAAAACTAACAACATTGTCTGTTTGAAAACCATTAACTGTTGCAGTTTTATTTAATGCTTTTATGTTTTGTTTTTTTAAAAAATTAAATAAATCAATGCAATATGATAAAACCTCTGTTTGTATATTTTTTGTTATCATTTTGGTGTACCGTATAATATTCTTTTATCTTTTTTCCATTCTATATGTGGACCATTTGCATCTACATAATGTAAAAATGTCTGTGCATGCCAATCTCCTTTAAATTCTTCTCTCCAATGTTCTATATCACATCCTAAATATACTGCAGCATCACCTGGCTTTATATTAATTTCTGTACCATCCATATAAATTGGCCATGATGTTCCATCAGAACCTATCATTACTGTAACACTTACCTCACATGCAGGTCTATCTTTATGTTTTTTTAAATCTGCATTTATTGTATACATTCTCCAAAAAGCATAAGTTGGTATTAATTTTAATCCTGTTTCTTTTTGCATTAATTCTAATTTATTAACCATTAAAGACTCCATTAATGGATCTCCATAAAAAAAAGTATCCCCATTATTATTTTGGGTAAAATCAAAAGAATCAAAATTTATTCTATGTTTTATTCTACAATAATCTGTTAATAATTTAATTTCTTCAGTCGTTAAGAAATTTTTAATTAATTTATATTTAAAATTTTTTATATTATTCATGTACGCTTTCTGTTTTAAAAACCAATGTAATTCTTGGTGTATTTTTTTCTAAAGGAGCTAATCCTCTATGTTTTAATTTTGCTGGGAAAGATATTAATCTATTTTGTATAAAACTAAAAGATTTAATTTCATTATTTTTGTCTATTATTTGAAATTCTCCAGATTTTTCACTTAATGTTTTTGAAATCATAATTAAATAAGTGTTATCTCCATCATCTTCATGAAACTCACCATTCATTCCCATATGTTGTACATTTATATATGACCTTAAAATTTTAATATTTTTTTTAAAAATTTTTTTACATAAAAAATTAATAACAGGTTCATTAAAATTAACATTTGTCATATAAAAATAATTATCATTATTATTTGAAGAATGACCATAATAATGTGGCATACTTAAAAAATACTCATTTAAAAAAATAATAAAATCTTTTTCTAAAAAATTATCTGTTATTTTTACAATGCCCATGCAACAACTGAATACCTTTTTCCTTTCGTTACTGGTTTTACTGTATGTGGATATAAAAAATTACTTGGCCAAATTATCATCCTATTTGGTTTAACTTCCACTTCCCATTCTCCAGATCCATCTGGGTTTCTAAAGCATAAATTGCCACCTTCGTAATCATTATTTAATAACAATATGCAGCTCATTGTTCTTGGAATTTCTGCAAAATGATCTACATGCCAAGTATAGAAACCTGTATTTTCGTATTTTAAAATTTCTATATCAAAAATATTTTTATAACCATAATCTAAAATATTTGCATCAAGTCTATATTGTTTTAAATTTTTATTAAAATAAAACTGAAGTAAATTAAACCAATGAACATTTGAAATAGAGTTATTTAAATTAGATAATGGTAAAGTGTAGGTTCTTCTAATATTAAAATCTTTTTTACTTTCAGATTCACTACCTATTAAAGCATCATTAAAATTAGAAGAATTAGCAAAACGTATTAAATTAGAGAGAACTGCCCAGGGAAGCACCTCATCATATATCTTAATAAAATTTTTTATTTCCATGATTTTTTATTCCAATATTTATCTTTATATACATTTAATATACATAAACTATAAAACAACTTTGTACGTTGCATTTCTTTTTGTTTTTTTGATTTAGTTTTCATTTTCCAAGAATCTCTCTTAAAAGGTATTATTTGAACATATGGGGTTCCTTTTTTTATAGTTGTTTCTAAAACAGGATACTTATCTCCATTTATAACAATTGGAAAATTTATTTCTATGGGATGATTATCTGTATCAACTATTCCAGGTATAATTGAAAATCGATCGTCCGTATTATTTAATGGGGGCACAAATAAACATGAATATCCTTTCGGTGTTTTAATTTTCCAAGGATTTACTATTTTATAAAAAGGAAAATTTTTATTTTTTTCAATAAGAGAGGATCCTTCTAATTGTTTTATTGGATGAATATCAATTCCAGAATTTAAATTTATTTTTTTTGCATTTAATAATTGATTTTCACCATGTAATCCAAAAGTTTGAAAAGAATCTTTAAATATTTCTCCTTTTTCATTTTTATTATCTACATTATGTCTAACATGAAAATCTTGTGGCATTTTTAATAAATAACCAGCAGTCAAAGAATCTAAAAAAGGCATACAACCTTTTGCAGTTTTATTCAAAACTGTATGTTCTAATTTTTTATACCATTCAGGTATATTTAATTTTGCAGGAATTGGATAATCTTCCTTAAGTGCAAAATAATCTTCATGTGCACTAAACTCTATTTCTTTATCAAACATGCTAATTAAATAGCAATTTTTATGGTAGTTGTAAAGGATTTAATGAAGTTTGTCCCAAATCATTAAAATATTGTTCTAAAGATTTATTTAAAGGAAAAACAAATTGATTTTCTGTTAATGTGTTTAATTGAATATAATAACTATTCCATCTACTGTAGAGTGGATGATTTATATTATTATCTAAAAAACCTTTAATTTGATTTTTTACTATTGAGATATAATTATTTAAATCTGTCCAATTTAAAAAACTAATTGGTTTACTGTTGATGTATGTAATAGTATTTTCATTATATTTAATACAATCTTTTGTTCCATATTTTACAGCGTTAAAATTATCTTGACTATCTTCTATAACTTTATAAAGCGATTGTGAAATATTTAAATTATTTAAATCAGATAAATTTTCTGCAATACGATATAATGTACCTTCCGCATTATTTAAATTTTGATTAAAAATAAAATAGCTCATTTTTATGTCCCTGTATTTTCAAATACAACTAAAACACCAGGCTGACCACTGTAAACCATAGGTCCCCCACCACCAGCTCCACCTGCTCCAAAATTACCACTTGTTGTAAAATTTCTACCTGCATTTGGATAAGTAAGAGCAGCACCAGGTGCATTACCACTTGCTCCAGATCCAGAAGGGCCTACAGCAGGACCACCTGAACCAGCATTTACTGTACCTACATTTGTAAAATTTGTTATTCCACCAGCATTACCAGCTGCTCCCTGAGCATTTGGTGCATTTCCTGCAAGCCCTACAGAATACGGTTGAGAAAAAGGTTGTGTTATTGGTTTGTTATAAAAACCAAAACCACCAATACCACCTGGACCACCTGTAGGACCACCACATTGGTTATTTTGTCCACCTCCTCCACCTCCAGCAATCATAAAAACTCCAAGTCTATTTGCAGTAGGTGTAGCTGTATAAGTTCCACTTGCTGGTCCTACAGAATATAATGTAGGTATACCCATTCCAGCACCTGCTGATCCAGAAGATGCGGAAGTAATTCTACCATCAGCAGCTACTGTAATTGTTGCTGCTGTGTAAGTTGCTGCTGTGACACCTGTTGCTATTAATTGAGTTGTTCCTACAGCAGCTGATGCAATCTTAACTGATGTAACTGATGCTGTATCTAATGCTCCAGATGTAATTGCAAAAGAAGCTACTTTAACTGAAGTTACAGATGAAGTATCTAATTTTGCAGATGTAACTGCAAATGATGCAATCTTAACTGATGTAACTGCTGATGTATCTAATTCATTAGGACCAATAACAAAATCTCCGATAGAGGCACTTGTACTAATTACTCCACCTAATGTGCTAAGATCAATTGTATTTGCATTTGTTCCATCTAAATAAACACCTTTAATATTTTTTTCAGTTGCTCCCCAAATAACAGAAGCTCCAGCAACTTGGTTTAATGCTAATGTAAATGCACCTGTTGTACTATTTTTAATTGTATATGTTTTTTCAATTCCACTTGCTACATAAACGGTTGAGTTAGCTGCAATCGTTCCTGTAAATTCTATAACAGCATTTCTAGCTGTTGATATTGTAGCATCTGTCATCGCTAAAGTTGTATTAGTAGATGTAAGTGCTATTGCTTGATAACCAACAACTGCTTGTTGTAATAAATTTAAATTTGTATTTGTCTTATCGCCCCAGGTTCCAGAGTTTTCCCCTGTTACCATCAGCTCAAGTTTTAAATCTGTAGAATAACTAGATGCCATAAAAATTCCTTTTAAATATTATGTATAATACCCAATTTTAGTTTGATTAGGCCGCTATGTCAACAACAGCCCAATTGTTAGTTATGCCTATATCTACTACTGCCCAGGCACTTATAAATACAGTTCCTGTATAAGTAGTCATTTGTATACCTGTAATTTCTGGTGCTACATCTATAGTTATAGACACTGAATTTATAGTAGTTGTTGCAGATACAGAGGTTACATCTACTAAGGTATTTGCATCTAATTCAGCTGTTCCTAAACTTACAGAAATTGTATCTCCAGTTAAAAATACAGAAACTGCAATATCAATTTCTTCATCTCCTAAAGATACGGTTAATAAACTTCCGTTTACATCTATATTAGCATCCGCTGTAATAGAAACCGTTGCTACAGTAGTTGCTATAGATTGTCCTGTAACAGCTGCGTCAAAATCTATTTGAGCACTTATTGTTCCAGTAGTTGTAGCAGAATCTATTCCAGTTAAATCAAGACTAGCATCTCCTGTAATTGAAAAAGTTCCAGTAGTAGTATTTAATTGATTTCCTATTACATCAACTTCTACTGAAGGAACAAGAATAGTATCTTGTCCAATGGAAATATCCATTCCACCGATATTGCCCCACGAACCATAGCCCCACGATTCAGTACCCCAAGGTAAATCACCAGGAGAGGTAACTTCTACTTCTATATTATTTTGTCCTTCGGCTGTACCTGTTGTTGTGTTTAATAAATTTGTAGATAGATCTACACTTCCAGTAATTGTAAAAGATACTGCATCAGTTGTTGTGTTTAATAAATTTGTAGATAGATCTATGGATGAATCTATTGTAACATCAGCACTAGCTTGATCAGCACTTAGTCCTGAAATTTGTCCCCACGCTGCAGATCCCCAATTAGAAATTCCCCATGTGGTAAGAGTACCAGGCGACGTTACTTCTATTGTAATATCTGCCACCTGGCCCTCCTAAAATTATGCGATTCTTAATATAGCTGCTGCTGCTGTAAATGCTGGAAATACTATTGTAAAAGTTCCTGATGTTGCTGTTTTGTCAGCACCAAAACTTAAAGCACAAACTGCTCTTTTAGTTGCAGTAGTTGTATTATTATAAATTAATGCTCCAGCTGCTGTTAATGTAACACCAGTAAAAGATAAATCTGCAAAATCTACTATAGCTGTAGCACTATCAAGTGATACTTGTTGAGATTGTAATACTCCACCACCTGCTGCGTACTGTCCTGAATCTGGACATTCACCAGTTACTGTGTAAATTGTTGTAGCTGCGGATAAGTTAGCCGCTGACGTATATAATGCTAATTTAAAAGCTTGTCCTGAACCTGAATCGAAATCGTGTACTGCACCTAAAAGTTCTGACTTAAACGTGTTGCACACTGCTTGTGTTATTGCCATATGTTGTACTCCTTATAGTTATTATGGTGATGGTGAATTAATTTTAATTCGTAACACACCATCTTGAAACTCGTCTCTGCGTCTTCTACCTGTTTGTTCTAACGCAAATCCTTGTAATGATGTATTATACTTGTCTTGATATAGTTTGTACATATCTATCGGTCCTTTTAGATAAGCAAAAGCCTCTACTAAACAAGCATATAATAATAGTTCTGGTGCATTTTGACTAATATAAGTAGTTGTATTTGTTGAGCTTAAATTATCAGGTGTGTATACATAATCTAGAGTAACAGCATAGCTACTATTTGGTATAGGGGCTACTTGAATAGCATTTTCTTTATACATTGAATAATACTTAGGAAAACCACTTGTTCCAGAGCTATTATATTCAGTAATAAATGTATCATCTCTAGGTTCTAATGATATTTGAGCTGATGAAGTATTAGTTACTACTACAGATCTTACTATAAAAGCTCTTCTAACAGTAGTTGATCCTTCATCTGTATTATCATCTGGTAATAATAAATATTTGTTTCCAGAATTAAAACTTGATGTTGCATATTCTCTTGAATAATCAGCATCAGCTTCTCTAAATATTCTATATTCAGAATTTTTAATAAATGTATCACAAACACCATCAGTTAAAACTGATGAGTCTACTTCTGTATAGTTTCTTATACTTGATAATAATTCTGCGTATGTCATGTTATATCTATAGTTACATCTCCAACACTAGAGTATGCTTGTCTAGCTGCATTAATTATATCTCCACTTATTCCAGGTTGCATACCAATTGAAAGATATTGTCCTGGCCAAAATTGTAAATCTAATTGTACTAAACATCCACCACCTGGAACAGTATCTGATCTAGCATTTTTTAATCCTTGTGGATCTGCTTTATGGTGTCTTGGATCTAATTGAGGTTGTTTTGGTTCGTATTCACTAAAATGTACAAAAGAACCATTCCATTCTCTTTTCATTTCCACATATGGAAATTGCATTCCTGATCTATCAGAAATAGCCAATGATCTTTTACCTCTTGAAAATGCCATTAAATTCCATCTCCAAAGTAAGAATAAGGTGAAATATAAGAGCTTGTTCTTTGAGAATCTTCTTCTAAAGCTCTTTGTAATTCATCTTCGTATACTAATTTTAAACCTTGAACTCTATCTGGAGCAACTTTCTGTCCTAGATAATATGCAAGACCTGAAATCATGCATGGTAAAAATCTATAAGGTACATTTGCTTGATTAGAATATGCACCTGCATCTTGAATTCTACTAATGTAATAATATTTTAAATAAATATATTGAGCACAGTCTGGTGTTAAATATAAACTGATAGTAGGATTAATTTGACGATTCACATAGTATTGTGAAGGTTGTCCTTGTTGTCCTTTATTAGGAAGAGCTGCATAAGCAGATCTATCAATTTTATCTAAAGAAATATCGTTAGTTGTTTGAGTTATAGTTTGAGCAGTTGAAACATAAGCTTCTAATACATCACTACAATCTTCTGGTGTAGCATAAGTTGCTGTGCCAGCAGTTAAAGCTTGTTCTTTAAGTACAACTTTCCAAAGATGAACTCCTCTATTTCCCCATTCAGAAAATAAAATGTTTAAACTTCGTCTTGCTGATTTTATATTGTATCCGCTGTTAGTTCTTACGCCACAACGTTCATAGGCTTCTTCAATAATATCATCTATGTCTAAATCGAATGTTGTAGTTCCTGAAGTAGCCATTAGACATTATTTTTTCTTAACGTTTTTAGAAACTTTCTTAGCACTAAATCCTTTTAACATACTAGCAACTTGTGCTGGTGTATTTTTTGGAATTATTCCTGCTTTTAAATATGTTTTCATTCCCATTTTAGTATTCTCCAAAGTATTGTTTGTTAACTTGTATTGCTTTTTGGCCTTTAACCATCATTTTACCTTTTTGTGCTTTGATAGGTTTCATTTCTCCACTCATGGTCTCTTCATATCCCTTTTTTTCAAGCATAGTTTCTCTACCTTCCATAGATTTTGATTCCATACCTTCATGTTTAGCAGACATGTCTTTATATTTTTTAGATTTTTTCATAATATCTAAATATACCTCATTTTTGTCATGTTATATATACCACCATCTTTCATTTTTTTAGGTTTTTTGGCCATTCCACCTTTATTTAAGTCAAAAAAGTATTGTCCTGTCTTCTCAAACTTCTTTTGATTAACATTTTTAGCTCTTTCATCAACTAGTTGTCTAACATATTCTTTTGTATCCATTTGTTTTGCAACATCAAACTCATTTTTAGGAGTTTTTACATCTCCACCATCATTCATTTTTTTCTTTTTCTTTGGAAAACCAGCTTTCATATTTGCATATGCTTTTGGTGATATAGTAGATTCAGATTTTGGTCTTGAAATTCCTAATTTTTTTCTTCTATTTATATTTGCCCACAAACCAGTTTTAGCTGTTCTTGCTCCTCTAAGCTTTCCGTCCATTTCTTTAGGTAATGATGATCTTGATATTGGCATAATTAAACCATTGGTGAATATACAATTTTACCACTTACCTTCTGTGCCTTCAAGTACTGCTTTCTATTACTTTCTTTTGAATAACTACAGTGAACCCATCCACTATTAGGCTCATTTTCATTCCAAAACTCAAGTATACATTGATCATATTCAAAGTTCTGTACAATAAAATCTGCAACATCTTTATTGGCTACTCCAAATATTTCAAAGTCTGCGGCTTGTCCTTTAGTATGCTGGCTTTTGGCTGAAGATCCTACAGCTTCACAAAGTGCAACTGATCTATAACCAGAAGATATAGATACAGGCATTCCATAATAATCTCTTAGTGGTTGTAGTATTTTTTCACAAAGTATTTTAAGATTTTGTATTTGATCTTCATTTGGAGTATTAGCTATTCCAAGTCTTGTTGCTTCTTGAGACTTTGTTAATTCATTTAATGTAAAACTTTTACTTAATTCCATTTTAATAAAAATATGTATAGTATGTCCAAACAGCTATATTAAAAAGTAGTATTGCTTCTATCATTTATTATTCCTTAATCTATTTATAACCTCAATAACATGTTTTTCATATTCTTTATTTGTAGAAAAACTATCCAATGCTTTTGCCATTCTTATAGGATCTCTATTAAATGACATATCTCTGGCTTTTCTAAATTCTGCATATACTTGTTTTGTATTTAGAATTTCAATGTAATATCTAACAGATTCACATTTGTTTTTAAATACCCTTACTCGCCATTCTATATGATCTGGTTGTTTATAAGGTAACATTCCCTCTTTAGACCAGACTCTTATGCCAAACAAGTTATTCCCTTCAATTGCAAATCTAGATGTTCCATAATTAGATTCAACAATAGCTTGGGCTACTATAAGTTCTGTATTTATATGTTTATTTGTAGGGATGTCAAAATTGAGGTAGGAGATACACTTTTTAAGAGAGGTGATGAATTCTTCATTGTTATGATATTCAAACCTTGGTGGACCAAACCCTAGGCTCTTAGCCCAGGCGATTGTGGCGTTCTCAGTTTTCTTCTTGGCGACGGGATTTGGGAAAAATGTACCTAATACAAACGCTAGAAGAGCTACTATCAAATATTTTACTATTATACTCTTTATTGTCATAACATTTACATTGATTTGAGAGACAGCATCCAACTGTCAGGTTGTTAATACAATTAATCTTGCTTAACTTCTTTGATTCTTTTGATACCATGTTTATCTACTTCCACAATGGCTTTTACTTCTTTACAACTCCATGAAGTAACATTTGGGTTACCATCACGTTCTACTTTTCTTTTTTGTTCTAAACAATCTGCAACATTTGCTTTAGGAGAATATCCTTCTAGTTTACCATTCATATACATTAATAATGCAAACACAACTTCTATCATTATTTACCTCTTAGGGTATCTAATTCTTTTTCTAATTTATCTACTTTTTTTTCTAATTGAGCTATTAATACTTTAGTATGCACATTTTCTTCTAATTGTTTTGAATGTTTATCAATTGATTTAGCTTGATATTCAATTAACATATACATTTCTTGATTCTTAGGAGTCTGTTCTGCTTTTTTAAGTAAATCTTGGGCCATTAATTTTTCATTAGTCTCAAGTTTATTTAATCTTTCAACAATACCAAAATATGTCCAAACTGCTACAACAATAGCAGATACAATCGCTACTATATTTTTAATAGGTAAAGATACGTTTGTTTGGTCATTTAATTTAAATTCACTACTCATTTATTTGTTCTCCTCTTTTATTATATCATAAAAAAAATTGTCTGTGTCATCTGTAATTAATCCTTTATTTTCAACATTCCAAATTGTAGTTTGGACTTTATAATCAGGTACAGATGGTTTAGTAGTAAAGCTAGGGATACTCCACAGAATACGATTATTAGGCATAATTGCATAATTACCGTTATCAAGAGCCAACACATGCCCACACTTATGTTGATCAGGAATTTCGGAATGTTCAGTATCAATAATATTACTTTCTGGATGTGCCCAATCAATCGTAAATAAATATTCACCATGATAAAGTTTATTTTTATTTTTACTAAAATATTTACAGCGTTGACCTTTTAAAAAATCAAAAACAGTAACACTAGGATAATAACTGAATGAATTCCATAGCTGAAGATCTTCGAGATCTTGATGTTCCATCTGTGTGCTATGCACATCACTGCCGACTCTTCTTTGAACAAAAGCAGAGATAGGAAGTCTCCAATATATTGCACCGTTGCTAAGTAAACAGTGAAACAACGTTGCACGCCCGCTAATACTCCCCAGGCCAAATACCACGCAGTCTTCAGTTTCTCCTTGATGCTCTCGTAAGTCATATAAATATTCCTTTCTTATTTTACAATAAATTGTAGGTATGTTAGCATTTAGATAAGACATTACAAGAAATTAAATTTTCTTATTTTGCCTTACTTTTTTCTTGTTTTTTGGATCAACTGGCTTAACTGCTCCGCCTTTAGCCATTCCTTCTTCTTTTTTATCTTCTTTTTTCTTTTCAGTAGAAGGAGGTGGAACATATCCAGCTTGTGTAGCTTGTGGAAATAAAGCTTGTGTATAATAACTTTGTTCGTAAGTTCCTGGTTTACCTTGATATATATTAGATTTAGTTGCTAAGGCTCCTCCTATAGACATTTTTGCAACAGCTTTACCAGTTCCTCTTAATTGGATACCAAATTTAGCCATTTTATTATTTATCTATAAATAATGTAACTACTACTCCAGAATTATTAACAACACCAATTCCATCTACACAACCAACAGCATTATTAATACTATATAAAACTCCATCTTCTGGAAGATTTAATGTAGAAGTTTGTCCAGCTCCAACATAACCTAATAAATAAACTTGTGTATTTGTAGAAGTACTAACAGTTGTAGCATTTGCTAAACCATTAATAACAACAGTACCTGATGTAGATACACCTTGTAAGCTGTATGCTCTTAATCTTGTTCTTCCAGTAAAAGCTACTGCACTTGTTTGTGAAGCTGCTATTACGATTGGTTTTACGTCGCTTTTAAAACTCATTTTTACTCCTTAATATTTAAGGAGCCCCGAAGAGCTCCTTAAAATAAATTAATTATACTGCAGCACTAAATGGTGTTGCTACTGCTCCTGTAGCTCCAGATACTACATTAACTTTGTATCTGTTAGCTCCTACTACTGTAGCAGTAATAGTTGCTCCGCCTACTCCACCTGTAGTTGTACCACTTAAAGTAATAGTATCTGATGCAGTTGCTGTGCTAAATACTAATGCAGTAGTTCCAGAACCAAGAATGGCTGTTCCTACCATAGTATCAGAAGCATTTGCTACTTGTACTACAAAATTTCCTGTTACTGTTGTTGAAAGTACAAAATTATAAGTTGCACCATAATTATTAGACTGATTTGGATCAGTTGGATCATTTGGTGAAGTTGTATTTACTGCAGGTAACGTAAAAGTTGCTGCAGCTGTACTTGTGTAATAGATTTGTTTTCCAGCATAGTTAGCAACATCTAATGTTGCACTTACTGCTGTTGTTACTGAGTTTGATACTCCAGCACTAATAAAACCTGCTAAAGATTTTACTGGTCCTGAAAACGTTGATTGTCCCATATTATTCTCCCGTATAGTGGTTAAGCTCTGTAGTCTCTATACCGTCTGTCTAGCCAGTCTACAAAACTAATTATATCTAGATTATTTATTATTATAAAAGAAAAAGGGGCCAAAGTAAACCTTGGCCCCTTTTGTGGAAAGACTTAATTATTAAGCCGCTCCTGGTGTTCCGAAGATTCCTCTAGGGTCAGACCAACCGAAGCTGTATCTTTCTCTAGCTTTAAATCTAACGTTACCAGTGTCAAAATCGCCTTCAATAGCTGTTTTGATTGGACTTCTAACGAAATTTTTCAATCCGTTAGGAGCATCTGTAAGTACGAAAAACGCATCTGTATCAGTTAAGAAGTGGTTCACTCTGTAACCTTCTGGAACCATTCCCATATTCAACATTGCATTAATGTCGTTATCAGATGTAGACGTTCTAAGTGGAGATCTTAAAACTCTCTCAGCAGTAAATTGTAATTCTTTTGGAATAATCAATTTCTTACCTTGAAGAGCAATTTTCAATCCTCTTTCATCTACAAATCCTGCAATATCAATTAACGATTGTTCTAAAGAAGTTTCGTTAAGATCCGCTGCAGTAGCTAAAATGTTTGAAAATGTTGATCCGTTAGCAAGAGGATGGTTGCTAGCTAAAAGCTGAACTCCATCGCCTCCTGTGTATGCAGAATCAAAACCATTATTCAAAATGTTTGCTGCTATTGTTTGTTTAGTTTGTGACATTGAACGAGCTAAAGCTCTAGTATATCTAGAAGCTAATCTATCGTACAAGTTATCTTCAATAGCTTCCTCAGTAATAGCAAATGCTAAAGCAATTGTATTATGAGTGTATCTTGAAGTGTAGGCTTCAGAAGCTTGATCGAACTGCACTCCTGCACCTTCTTGTTTGATAGCTGCACCCGCAAAACCTGTTAACATTACTTCTTCTTCAAAAGCTCTGTCTGAAGATTCAGATGTAAAGATTTCTGCGTGTTCGTTGTCGTATCTGTTGTATTCCAGGCCGAATAGGGCATTCAATCCTGGCTCTAGTTCTTTAACTAGTTGTGATCGTGATATAGCCATAGTTTATATTCTCCTATTATAGTCCTGAAGTAGCTGCTTTATAGAAATGGTTGTTAATTCTAACAAGAACATTTGCATTAGAGACAGTTACGTCACTGTTAAGTACGTCACCTGATATATCAATTGCTTGAACTAAATATGTAGAATCAGTTCCTGAATTCGACACATCTAATTGTACATAAGATATACCTGTTTGTATATTTCCAGTTACATTATTAACTGAAAAGTTTTTAAAGATGTCGGCAACTCCAAATACACCATTAGCATTCACTTCGAATACTGTGTCTGGTGCATCAATTACGAAAGCAACTATATCAGTTGCAGTAACTGAACTTGGAAGATAATTCTTCCATGTTGGTTTTTGAGTTGTCGGATCTGTATAAAAACAGCCATTAAAAACACCTACAGCAGCTGTAGAAGTATTTGCAACTGCTCTACCAATCGTACCAGAAGCGAATGGTATAACCACATCACCTTGGTAAATGTTAGTAGAGTTATTAGTTGCTACTCTATATCTGTTTTGGGCGTTGATAAATGGACTGCCATTAAGTTGTCGACTTGGTCTTAGACCAAATTTTTCTGTTACGTTTGCCATTTATTTATACTCCGTTTGTTTTAATTTAATTTACAGTAGTTGACTTTTGCCAAACAATTATGACTTACGTCCACCACCAAAAGTTACACGGGATTGTCTATCAATATTGATAGGCATTCCAGGTCGTTGTTCCTTCATTAAATCAGCATCAATCGACTTTATTCTATCCTGAGTAATTTTTTTAAAATACTCGGAACGACTTTTGACAATTTCTTCAGGTATCCTTGCCAACACAAGGCCGCCAACCCCGACTAACCCAGCATATTTTCCCTCGGAGATTATTGGATAATCATGATCACCTGTAGAATTTTTAATTTCTTCAGATCTCACAAATTCCCAACCTTCTCTGAGTTTTTTAGATACGTTTGCCGTATCCTGAAAACCCTGCGATTCTGTTCTAATCCATCTGTGAACAAAACCCGCTGGTGCTTTAGGTGCATCCAGACTTGACGGTGGAGTCCAAGGCTTCTTACGAAGATCCTTGTTTCTTACTTCTGACTCGCGTGAAGTTCTATTTTTTATTTTATCGCTCATTATACCTCCTTCACGTATTTAGCGTACTCTTCTAGTGGCACCCCTAATTTTTTAGCAATAGCCACCTGTGACTTGGTGAGTTTCACGGTTCTGCGTCCTGATTGTTTTCTTCCAGCAGAAGCAACAGTTTGGACGGGTTTCCTGTTCTCCTCTGTAACCTCAGATTCCTGAGATTTAGCAAACTTATGAGGATATAAATCCTTCATACGTTTATCTACCTCATTATAGTACTCATCACTCTCTGCGTCAAACCCCTGACTTACCAAGTCTTCATGAAGCATAAATGCTGAGTTTGTCATGTATTTATCATTACCAAACCACTCATTTTTTTCAGCCCATGACTTAGCTTTTGTACTTGGAGTAATTGGTTGTTGAGGTGCTTTTTGCACGGGTTGAACTTTTTGTTGTTCATCAAAAGATTTTCTAGCTGCCTCACGTTCGCTCATAACGATTCGTGCCTTCTCTTTTTCAACGGACAATCTTGTTAGTTCATCTTGTGCAGTAGCAATTTGTTCCGCATCTTGAGACTCAATGGCAAGCTTTAACTTAGATTTAGCTTGAGCACGTTGAGCATCAACTCTTGCGTCAAATTCCTTAATATAGTTTGTGTCTACATCCATATACTTAGATTCAGCATCTGAGTATTTTTTCTGTAAACCTTTAGCATATTCCAAAGCAGCTTGTTCTCTTCTTTCTGCTTCACGTATTTTATAAGTTAATTTATCAATACGTTTTTTTACGCTTTCTGTGTGTTGTTCTAGATTATCAACAGGTTTCTTTTCTTCTGTTTTAACTTCAACTTTAGGTTGATCATCTATTTCTTCAATGGCAATTTTATCTTTTTCAGATTTATTGTCATGATTTGTATATCCTAAATCAACTTCCCCAACATTTAAGTTAGGTGCTTTTTTAGGTTCTTCTTTTTCTTTTAATTCAACAGAAGTTTCCTTAGCATCATCTAGATCTAATTCTACCTCTGGTTGTTTTTTTGTTTGTTCATCCATGTTGTCCTCCTATTAGTACATGTGCAAAATATCGGAAGGGTTATCTATCTTAGCAATGATTTCATCATCGTTAAGAAGTCTAACTTCACCACCTTCTATTTTGAATCTGCTACCTGCATATCTTCCAAAAATAACCCAATCACCTTCTTTACACCAAGGTCCTAATGGAAATTTTTCTTTGTCTCTGTAACAAAGATTTCCCATTTTAAGAACATAGGCACAAACAGTTGTCATTTGAATTGTATCTTTAGAATTGTCAGATAGAATAATTCCACCTTTAGTTTGAGCTGGCCCAGCATATGGTAGAACCAAAATTCTCCAGCCTGTTGGCTGAGGCATTCTATCTAAAGTAGATTTATCTATTGAGTTTGGGTTGAGCACTTTCTCAACCACTTCTTTTTCTTGGTAAACGTCTTTTAAACCTTCATGTATAGAAGGAATATCAGTTGTTACTGTCGTCGTCATCTTCACTATTCTCCCGTTTCAGCAGGTCATTAAGATCCTGAAGCAGAGTTTCTAAGGCTCTGAGTTGACCCCTAGAATAATGAAGTTTATCAAGCGTGTCTATACCATAGCAAAGTTCATCCTTTATCAAGGTTAAACGCTTGTTTATTAGTTTTTTAATATCTTGAACTGTATCAATACTTAGCATTTTTTCAATATACGTATAATATTATATTGTTCATTGTTGTCAAATTCTTTTCCTAAACCTATTTTATGAGCATGTTCTTTAGCATCAGTTCCTTTAATAAATATCTCTGTTAAATCTTCTCCCCATTTCTCTACACCTTTTTTTAAGTACTGATCTCTTCTAACTCTTTCTTGTTCTGTAGATTCAGCACCATCCCAAGAAGACTTACCGTGAAAATGTAATATGAATGGATGTTTAGCTAACATAGTTTTATAACCTTTAATTGCAGCTCTAATTCTATAGTCCATATCTTCTCCTCCACAATTAGAAAATGTATGATCAAAATAACCTACT